TGACTTGTCAGACTACGCACCAGAACATGGTGTAGATAGATTTGAAGTACTTGAGTATTGGGGTATGGTTGATACCGAAATGCTTGAGGAACAAGGCGTAGATATTCCTAAAGAACTTACTGACTTCGATGAACTGCAAGCTAACGTATGGATTTGTAATGGCAAGCTGCTACGTATGGTGCTTAACCCATTCAAGCCTAGCCGTATTCCATACCATGCTGCGCCATATGAATTGAACCCATACTCATTCTTTGGCGTAGGTATTGCTGAAAACATGGACGACACGCAGACGCTGATGAATGGCTTTATGCGTATGGCAGTTGATAATGCTGTATTGTCTGGCAACTTGATTGTCGAGGTAGATGAAACTAACCTAGTACCGGGGCAGGACTTGTCTTTGTATCCGGGCAAGATTTTCCGTAGACAAGGTGGCGCACCGGGACAAGCAATCTTTGGTACTAAGTTTCCTAACGTGTCGCAAGAAAATATGATGCTGTTTGACAAAGCACGTGTATTGGCAGATGAAAGCACAGGCTTCCCATCATTTGCACACGGACAGACAGGCATCTCAGGAGTAGGACGTACCGCTTCAGGCATCTCTATGCTTATGGGTGCGGCTGCAGGTGGAACAAAAACTGTTATCAAGAACGTAGACGATTATTTGCTGCGTCCTCTTGGTGAAGGTTTCTTCCGCTTTAATATGCAGTTCGACTTTGACCCAGAGATTAAAGGTGACTTAGAAGTTAAGGCACGTGGTACAGAAAGTCTTATGGCTAACGAAGTGCGTAGCCAGCGTTTGATGCAGTTCTTGCAGATTGCAAGCAGCCCAGCACTTGCACCTTTTGCTAAGTTCCAATATGTAATCCGTGAGATTGCAAAGTCTATGGACTTAGACCCCGACAAAGTAACCAACAATATGGATGAAGCTGCGCTACAAGCAGAGATTATGAAAGGGTTCCAACAACCGATGGGGCCAGAACAGGGCGTAGCAGGCGCACCAGCAGGTGCTAATGCTATGGATACCTCTGGTAGCGGCGGCGGTCAAATAGGCGTAGGACAGGCTCCTGTGCCGGGTGAACAAGGATTTAGTGCGAATGGACAGGGAAATACTCAGCAAGCTGAAGCCGCTGGTGGGCAACAGCCGCCAATGGGACCACTTCAATAATTACTTAGATGTGCTTATTGCACAACAACAAAAGATATTAGAACAGTCAGAAAATATGATAAGCGTACATAAGGCACAGGGTGCAGTAGAAACACTGCGTAAGATTAGACGGTTACGTGATGACGTAGCAAAAGCTGAAGGATAAACACTATGGCTATGGATAAACAAATGGAACTCTTTGAAGAGGGCGGTCTTATGGACGAAGGCAATACAGTAGACCCTGTGTCTGGTAATGAAGTACCAGTTGGTTCTACACAAGAAGAAGTTCGTGATGACATTCCTGCCCAACTCAGTGAGGGTGAATTTGTTTTACCTGCAGACGTAGTACGATATCATGGCTTGGATAAAATTATGGCATTGCGTGACGAAGCTAAAGCTGGCCTTGCACGTATGGAAGCTATGGGCCAGATGGGTAATAGTGATGAAGCTATTATTCCAGATGACGTGCCTTTTGATCTTGATGACTTAGATATTGAAGATGAAGAAGAACAAGGCGAGTTAAACTTTGCTGTAGGTGGCGCAGTACCTATGCCCGGCTTTACTGGTATTGGCGGTTATCAACCTGCCGCAACCCCTACCACGGGATTTGCACCAGCACCGACTGTTGCTGCACCAGTACAGGCAGCCTCTGCACAACCAATGCAAGCAGGAACATTTCAACCAGCAGGTACACAATTTACACCTACAACAGTATCTGGTGTAATGCCTACCTTTCAAGAAACTATAGGTTTCGGTGTACCAAATGTAGATTATGAACTTGTTGATTACATTAACGATGCTGGACAAATTATTAAATTAAAGAAAAGTAAATCTACTGGTGAACTTCTTGAGCCTGTTCCAGCTGGATTTAGACCTGTTGGAGATGGTACTACTACACCTACTACAGAACCAGTACAAGTAGAAACTGCACAAACAGGTGGCGGCGAAGGTGGCGGTCGTGACGTAGGTGTTGAAACCGCTAGAACTACAGGTACGGTTACAGGCTATACTTCACCTTCTTCTACTTTATCTGAAGTTGGTGGGTTTTTAACAAAAGATGTTGTAGCTAATGCTAATGCCTTCGGTGGTAGTAAAGCATTTGGTACGTCTAATAAAGCACTTCGTAGTGCAACACTTGACCAAGCTATGTATCAATTAGGTTCTATTAGTCCTATGGGTGCAATAGGCGGCGCATTAGCAAAACAATTTGGTCTTACGGATGCTACTATGAATGATATGGCTGTTGCAGGACAGCAAGGAAAAGAAGCAGCATTAACAACTTTAGGTTTTACACGGGCAAGTCAGTTACAAACAAGTGACCAAGCTACAATGTATGGTAACATGATTTCAGCTGCCCATGCCGCCGCTAAAAAAGGTGAAGATGTTTCTGTAGCACTGGCAAGGGAAATGTCAAAGCCCGATTATGCAGAGGCGGTAAAAGGTGCAGCAGTTAGTGCATTACAAGGCTTGGGTTATACCTCAGATAAAATTACAGATGAAGTTACTGTATCAAGAGCAGTAGCAGGTTATCGTGCAGCGGCAGATGCCTACAGAGAAGATGCAGCACAAACACGGTCAAGTGGTACTGTTCGTGATTCTAAAGGAAACCCAGTTACAAGTAAATCTGGTGTGGTAATGAGTCAATCTGCTCGTGACCGTATGAACGCTGAATTGGAAGCCGCTAGAACAGCAGAGGCAAAAGCTGATGCTTTGGCTGCTGAAAGAGCAAGACAACGTGGCAACGTAGGACGAGATGATGGCGTATTAGGTGAACCAACAGCTAGAGATGTAACTAACGCAAGGTCTGCAGCTGCACAAGCAACAAGAGAAGCAGAAAAAGCAGGTACAGACTATGGTGATGAGTTTGGTAATCAACCAGATGGCGGCGGTTATAGTGTTTCTGGTGGTGATTTTAGTGGAACGTCTGACCCTTCTGTTACCGCTACTAGTGACACTACTGGACAATCTGTAACATCTTCCTATAGTGATATACCAGACGAACTACAAAGCCAGTCTACTGATGGGAGTAGTAGTTCAAGCGATAACAAAATTGTCTGCACAGCAATGAACAACGCTTACGGCTTTGGCTCATTCCGTCAAACTGTTTGGCTACAACATAGTAAGAACATGGACCCTGCATATCAAAAAGGTTATCATCGTATCTTTAAACCATTGATTAAGTTTGCATATAAAGACAAATCATGGTACAATATGTTTGTTCGTAGTATGTTAGAAGGTATTGCACGTAGACGTACTGCAGATATTTGGATGCAAAAACATGGTAAGCGTCATTTACGTGGTGCAGTTGAAAGAGCAATTCTTGAACCGCTATGTTACATTGTAGGGAAAATTAAATAATGGAACTTGATATACAGGATATTAGACAGAACTATGCAAACCTTACGGATGAAGAAAAAGAAATTATCCGTAGGCTTATGAATAGCCCAGCACGTAGTGTTATTGCTAAAGTGTTTGGACCAGAGTTTGATGCTGCACTTGGTCAGTTTATGCTGCCAATGTCACAACGTGGTAAAGGGTTAGCCGCAAGACAATAACCCTAATCAGTTGGCCTACCCATCCCCCACCCCCGACAGGTGTGGCTACGTTGGCCCCAACAAAAGGAAATACAATGAACGATACAATTATGGCTGAAGAAATGCAGTCACCAAAGAAAGTTGCGTTTGCAAATCGTAAATACACTAACGAAGAAAAACGCAAGATGGAAGAAGAAGAACTAGAACAACTAATGAAGGAACAGCGTGGTGAGGTAGAAGAAACTACAGAGGAGCCACAAGAAGCTGAACCTACTAGTGCAGAAGAAAAAACATTTAAAAAACGCTACTCTGATTTGCGTAGGCATCAACAAAAGCAAGCTGAAGAGTTTAAAGCTGAACTAGATGCAATGAAACGGCAGCTAGAACAAGCTACTAAAAAAGAAATGAAGCTACCTAAGTCTGATGAGGACATCGAACAATGGGCAGCAGACTACCCAGATGTAGCGGCTATCGTTGAAACAATTGCGATGAAGAAGGCACGTGAACAATCTTCTGCATTAGAAGATCGCCTAAAAGTAATTGATGAGATGCAAACTAGTGCCACTAAAGAAAAAGCAGAAGCAGAACTAATGCGATTGCATCCTGACTTTGATGATATTCGTGACAGTGACGACTTTCATAACTGGGCAGAAGACCAGCCTAAGTGGGTACAAGATGCCCTGTACGATAATGACAACGATGCACGTTCTGCAGCACGAGCAATTGATTTGTACAAAGCAGATATGGGTATTGCTAAAAGCAAACCTACTAAAGATAAAGATGCAGCTAAGTCTGTGTCTACAAAGAACTCAAGAAGTAGACCACAAAATGATGAGCAGTCTACTTACTTAAAAGAGTCTCAAGTACAAAAGATGTCACCTCAACAATACGAGAAGATGTCTGACGAAATCATGGAAGCTATCCGTAGTGGTAAGTTTATCTATGATGTATCTGGTTCAGCCAGATAAAAAAGTGTTGACAAATAGTTATTTCTAAGTATAACTATAGTCATATTAGTGTAACTGTATAGCGCAATATGGTTACACTACAATACGCAAACAGCCAAGTCTTACGGATTACCTGACGAACATGGCCCGTTGAATAGTAGGGCGGCCACCTTACTAGAATACGCACCCACGTGAACCAGCCTCCTGATTAGTCTTGCGAGTTTGTATCTGTAAAATGCTACAATAGGAGATTTTAAAATGGCATTTACTTCCGCAGCGGGGTATGGCAATCTTCCTAACGGTAATTTTTCACCCGTAATTTACAGCAAACAGGTGCAACTTGCTTTCCGCAAGTCTGCTGTTGCTGAAGCTATCTCAAATTCCGATTACTTCGGTGAGATTGCTAACATGGGTGATTCCGTGAAGATTATCAAGGAACCCGAAATTTCAGTTCAGGCTTACTCACGTGGTACACAAATCACTGCACAAGACTTGGACGATGAAGACTTCAGCCTGACAATTGACAAAGCTAACTACTTTGCATTTAAGGTTGATGACATTGAAGAGGCACACTCACACGTTAACTTCCAGTCTCTGGCAAGTGACCGTGCTGCGTATCGCCTTGCTGACCAGTTTGACCAAGACGTTCTTGGCTACTTGTCAGGTTACACTCAGTCTGCACTTCATGCAAATGCTGACACAGTTAACACTACCGTTAATGGTACTGTTGCTGTTGCAACTGCAGGTTCAGACGAACTTCTTGCTTCAATGAAGCTGGAAGCTGATGACTTTGGCGGTGCAGCCGGTTCATCAATCGGTATTCAGCCACGTGCCGGTGGCGCAACTTCTGCAACTGTTGGTTCAGGTAACGCCAACGCACTGCAGATTGTTGCTCGTATGGCTCGTAAGCTGGACCAGCAGAATGTTGATACACAAGGCCGTTGGCTGGTTATCGACCCTGTATTCAAAGAAATCCTCATGGACGAAGACTCACGTCTGTTCAATGCTGATTTCGGTGGGTCAGGTCTGCAGAATGGCTTGGTGCTGAATAACCTGCATGGTTTCCGTATCTACGTGTCTAACAACCTTCCTGTAATTGGAACTGGTCCATCAACAACTGGTGGTACTAACGCTTCTAACTACGGCGTAATGGTTGGCGGTCACGATTCTGCTGTTGCAACTGCAGAGCAGATTAACAAGACTGAAACCTACCGTGACCCTGACAGCTTTGCTGACATTGTTCGTGGTATGCATCTGTACGGTCGCAAGATTCTTCGTCCTGAAGCACTTGTGAACGCTAAGTACAACTTGGTATAAGGGGAGATTTAGACAATGGCTACTCTTTCACAAACCGTTGCTAAAGGTGTTCGTGTTTACGAAGCCGAAGTAACCCTTCCTACCGCAAGCGGTACAGTAACTGCTGTTAGCATCCCAGCTAACTGCATGGTACTTGCTGCTGGTGCAGTTATCACTGAAGCATGTGCTGGTTCAACTGCTCACGTTGCTGACCTGTCAATCGGGTCTGCAGACATCGTGACTGCAATTAACCTGCAAGCAGGTTCAGTTGGTGACATCGTTACCGAAGCTGCTGTACCACAAGGTACAACTGCTGCCGATACCATTGACGTTGTTTCAACTGTTACTGGTACAGGTACTGCTGGTAAAGTACGTGTCTACGCACTTGTTGTAGATATGTCTGCGCCACGCACGGCTGACGAAGTTGACCGTGATACACTTGCCTAAATAGTTGAGGGGGCAGGGCAACTTGCCCCTTCACTTTTGTTTTGAGGATTTCACATGGCATACGATTATCTTGGACTATCCAACGATGTACTGAATAGAATGAATGAGGTAGAACTAACTGCCGCTACATTCTCTAATGCACGTGGATTTCAAATCCAGTGTAAAAACGCAGTAAACGATGCCGTTAACTATATTAACTCACGTGAGTTTGGTTGGCCTTTTACACACAGCACGGCTACCATTACATTAGTAGCGAACCAAACTCGTTATACACTTCCTGTAAATACACAATCTATAGATTACGAAACATTCCGTATTAGTAAGGATGCTGCACTTGGTGTAGCTGGTACTACGTTACGAGTATTAGATTATAAAGAATATGTTGATAGGGCTATTGACCAAGAAAGCACAACAGGTGTAGGTGCTGTTCCTAGTTATGTATTCCGCACACCAGATAATAACTATGGACTGTACCCTTATCCAGACGCTGCTTACGAATTAAAATTTGATTACTACATCAAACCTGCTGTACTAGTAAATGCTACAGATGTACCTGCTATACCTGAACAGTTTAGGCAAACTATTGTAGACGGTGCTACTGCATACGGATATCAGTATCGTGGTGAGGCACAACAATACGGAATTAACTTTGCCCGTTTTGAAGAGGGCATTAAATATATGCAATCAATTCTTTTGAACAGAACAGACTATGTGAGGTCAACTTATATCCCACACTCGCAAAGGTATGGCATTAACGTAGCTGGATTTTAGGTGGTATAAATGGCAGATGAATCTGGCCTCAGTCCTTTTGTGTTTGCCTGTCAGGGTGGTTTGGTACTAGACCAATCTACTTTTATCATGCAACCGGGCATGGCACTTGAACTAGAAAACTTTGAGCCTGACGTACAAGGTGGTTACAGACGTATTTCTGGTTACACTAAGTGGGCTACTGGTGAAGTGCCGTATACAGCTAGTGCTACCGAACCTGTCTTAATGACAGCTTACTATGAAGGTGATGTTCTAGCTGCACGTGGTGAAAAAGTATTTCGTTCTACCAGTGATAGCACTACCTTAGATGGTGCAGTATTAGCAGGCGACACTACGCTTACAGTACAATCAACTACAGGATTTCCTGCTACTGGTACGCTGTTAATTGGTGCGGAACAGATTACCTATACAGGTAAAACCGCAACAACATTTACTGGTTGTACTCGTGGAGCAAACGGAACTACAGCAGCGGGTTATCCCGATGGAACGGCAGTTCTTGCTTTCTGGACAGAAATTGATACAGGCAGAACAGGTGCTTTAAAATATACTTTCTTTAGATACAACCTTGCTGGCTCTAATTATATTGTATGGGCAGATGGTGCTAACAACGCTACTAAATACGATGGAACTACATTAACAGACTTAACCGCTACTGGCGCACCCGCAGACCCCAAATTTGTTACTGGATTTAAGAATACTCTTTTCTTTGCTGGTATGTCTAGTAATCCAGAAGAAGTAATTTTTACAGCACCGTATACTGACGATGACTTTGCAGTTGCTAATGGTGCAGGCTCTATTGCAGTAGATAGTCCCGTAACTGCTATTGTTCCTTTCCGTGAACAGTTATATATCTTCTGTGAAGAACGTATCTTTAGACTATCTGGTAACTCTGCCGCAGACTACACATTACAACCTGTATCTCGTGAAATTGGATGTCTTAACGGTTTTACTGTTCAGGAATTTGCAGGTGACTTGATTTATCTTGGTCCAGATGGACTGCGTACTGTTGCTGGTACAGACCGTATTGGTGACGTTGAGTTGGGTACAATTAGCCGCCAAATTCAAGAACGCTTTACTGGATTAACTGATGTAGATGAATTTGATAGCTTAGTTATTCCAGACAAAACACAGTATCGTTTATTCTTTTCTAATTCAGATGTAACGAGACAAAATACAAAAGGTATTATCTGTGTTCGTAAAGGTGACACATATGAGTTTGGTGACTTAAAAGGTATTGCACCTAGTTGTACAGACTATAGCGTAGCGCAAGGTCAAAGTTTTATTATACATGGTGGCTTTGATGGTTATGTATATAGGCAAGAACAAGGCATTGATTTTGACGGTAACAATGTAACAGGTAAGTATCGTTCACCTGACTTGACTATGGGTGATGCTGGTATACGTAAAGCGTTTCAACGTGTAATTCTAAACTACGCACCAGAAGCAGCAGTTAATGCAGATTTGTTTGTAAGGTACGACTATGAATCACCTAATGTACCTAGACCTGCTGCATATCCATTTGATACTACAACAGCAGTAGCTATTTATGGTTCGTCTGTATTTGGAGTTGCTACATTTGGTGGTCAGTCAAACCCATTGGTAAGACAGCCGATTGAAGGTTCAGGATTTGCAATAGCATTGCGTGTTAACGACAGGGGTACATCAGCACCCTACTCACTGAAAGGTTTTCAGCTAGAGTTTGAAGCTGCAGCTAGGAGATAAAATATGGCGGGATATACTAGACAATCTACGTTTGCTGATGGTGATATTATCCAAGCAGCAGACTTTAATGATGAGTATAACCAACTTGTAAACGCATTTGATAATACCACAGGCCACTCACATGATGGCACTAGTGGTGAGGGTCCAGTCATTGGCTTGATTGGAGAC